TAATTTTGAAGCCGCTTTAAAATCGAAAGAGGTTAATTATAATAACAACCCAATTTTGAAGTGGAATCTCAGCAATGCTGCAATCGACATAGATAAAAACAACAACATATCACTTGTAAAAACCAGCAAAGCAACAAGACGTATTGATGGGGTGGCAAGCTTGCTAGATGCTTACATAACACTAGAAAAGCATTATGAGGACTATATGAATCTAATATAAGGAGGTGAGATATTGGGGATATTAGACAGATTTAGAAATAAGGCGGTGTCCGTATCATCTTACAAACTAATAACTGATAATGGTGGTGGTTACTACTCTTATAATGGAAATCTGTATCAGTCAGATATTGTGAGGGCTGCAATAAGACCTAAAGTGCAAGCAATCGGTAAAACGATAGCCAAACACATACGAAGTGACCAAAACGGAATCAAAGTCAATCCTGATGCTTACATGAGATTTCTTCTTGAAGAACCTAATCCATATATGACAGGACAAATGTTACAAGAGAAACTAGCGGTACAGTTAGAACTTAATAACAATGCTTTTGCGTACATTAACAGAGATGAAAATGGGTATCCTTTAGAGATTTATCCCATAACAGCGGTAAATGCCGAAGCCTTGCAAAACGATAGTGGAGAATTATTTCTAAAGTTTACGCTAAGAACTGGAAAAACAGTTAATTTTAGATATACAGACATTATCCATCTAAGGAAAGACTTTAACACAAATGAAATATTTGGAGATTCTCCAGCACCTGCTTTAACTCCATTAATGGAGATTGTAACCACAACCGATCAGGGCATTGTAAAGGCAATTAAGAACTCAAATATTATTAAGTGGCTACTTAAATTTAATCAAACACTTAGACCTGAGGATATTAAGAAGCATACTAAAGATTTTGTTGATAGCTTTTTAAATATCGAAACGTCAGAAACTGGTGGCGCAGCTGCAACAGACGCAAAAATGGATGCAGTTCAAGTTGACCCTAAAGATTATGTACCAAACGCCGCTCAAATGGATAGAACTGTTCAAAGGATCTATTCATTTTTTAATACTAACGAAGATATTGTCCAGGGGAAATATGACGAAAATAAATGGATTTCATATTATGAAGCATCAATCGAACCTGTGATTATTCAGTTAAGTGGAGAGTACACTAGAAAGTTATTCTCTAGAAGGGAGCGAGGATTTGGAAACAAAATACTATTCGAGAGTTCCAACTTGTCATTTGCAAGTATGCAGACGAAGTTAAATCTTGTTCAGTATGTAGACAGGGGAATCATGACCCCTAACGAAGTAAGAAGCATTTTATCTTTTGCACCTATTGACGGTGGCGATACTCCGATAAGGCGATTAGACACTAGACCCACTACTGAATAGAAAGGAGGTGATTAAATGGCTAAAAAGGTAAATATAAAAGGCCCTATTGTATCTAGTGATGAATCATGGATTTATGATTGGTTTGGCATTGAAAATACAAGCCCTAAATCAGTTAACAAGGCAATAGAAGAAGCAAATGGTGATGAGTTGGAAGTGGAAATCAACTCAGGCGGTGGAAGTGTATTTGCTGGGTCAGAAATCTACACAGCATTAAGATCATATCAAGGCAATGTCACAGTAAAGATTGTTGGTTTAGCTGCAAGTGCTGCAAGTGTAATTGCAATGGCTGGTAAAAAGGTTGTAATGTCACCAACAGCGCAAATGATGATACACAATGTATACTCTAGGACTTCAGGCGATTATAGAGATATGGAACATACTGCTGAAATACTTAAAAATGCTAATGAAACAATAGCAAACTCTTATAGGATTAAAAGTGGTATGAGCCAAGAAGATTTGTTAGCAATGATGGATAAAGAAACATGGATGACAGCAGACAAAGCGAAGGAGTACGGATTGATTGATGAAGTTATGTTTGAAAATCAATTACAACTTGTAGCAAGTACAAGTTATTCAGGATTACTCCCTAATGAAGTCATTAATAAAATGAGAAACAAGCTACAAAATGAAAATGCTGCAAAAGTAGCACAAGCTAAATTAAATTATTTGAAACTGAAAGGAGCAACAAATGAATAGAGAGAAATATTTAGAAATGAGAAACGCTTTAATGCTAGAGATTGAAGGTTTGATTGCAGAAGGTAACATTGAAGAATCAAACGTAAAGATGGAAGAAGTTAAAACTTTAGACAACCAATGGGAAGAAGTAAAACTTGCTAATGCTAATTTAAACGCTTTAAAAGATAATACAAAGGTTACAATTTTAGAAAACAATTCTGTAAAAGTTGAAGGAGGAATCCAAGTGGCAAAATTAGAAGAAATTAAGGTAGTAGACGAAAAGAAACAATATGAAAACGCATGGGCTAAGGTTATGCAAGGAAAGGCCTTAGAATCAAACGAACAAGAGTTGTTTGATAAGGTTAATACAGATTTTAGTAATGCTTATACTCACTCTACAGGCAACACAGCAGTTTTAATTCCTGAAACAGTTGTGGCTGGTATTTGGAAACGCGCAGAAGAAATGTATCCATTACTTACAGATGTTAAGAAATTCAATGTAAGCGGAACATTAACAATGAAAAAACATACTGGCATTAGTGCTGGTGACGCTGCTTTTTATGACGAAGGTACAGCAATTGCTGACGAAGAAAACGCATTCGGAGAAATTTCTTTAACTGGTTGCGAATTAGCGAAGGCTATTACTGTAACTTGGAAATTGCGTTCAATGGCAACAGAAGAATTTATACCATTCATCATTAACGAATTAGGCGAAAGAGTCGGAGTAGCATTAGGCAAAACAATCGCAGTTGGTAAAGGAAAACCTGGTGAATTAGACACATTTAAACCTGAACCACAGGGAATCGAAACTGCATTATTAGCAGAATCTCAAACTCCACAAGTCGTATCATATGATCCTGAAGCTACAACAGCAGATCCATTAGCTTATGAAGACTTCACGCTTGCAATCAGTAAAATCCATTCTTCTTATTTATCAGGCAGTGCAATTTACGCAAGTAACTCTACAATTTGGACTAAACTTGCAAACTTAGTAGATGGACAGGGTAGACCATTATTTATTCCTGATGTGACAAGTGGTGGAGTGGGTAGAATGTTTGGAATGGTTGTAAAGGCTGACGCAGGTGTAACAGCTGATTCAATTATTATCGGAAATCCAAGCGCTGGATACATTTTCAACACTAACGAGCCTATGAGTGTAGCAACAGAAGAACACGTTAAAGCTAGAACTGTAGACTATGCAGCTTACACAATCGTTGATGGTGCTGTGTTAGATACTAAAGCATTTGCACTTATCAGAAATACACCAGCAGCATAAGGAGGACTAAATGAAAGTAAGATCATTGATGTTATTCAATGACTTAAAAGCTAAAAAACTTCGTAAAATTGGTGAAGAATTTGAAGCAACAGCTAAGAGGGTGGAGGAACTAAACTCCACCTCTCATGGTTTTTTGGTAGAAGTCATTGATGAGAATAAAAGGAAGCCTATTAAGAAAAAAGTAGGTGATTAAATGTTAGAAAGTATAAAAACAGCACTAAGAATAAGCAACATTGATTTTGATAGAGAAATAATTGAGCTTATAGACGCAGCAAAAATAGAACTTAAAATAAGTGGAGTTAATAAAGTTGACGAAACAGACCCTTTAATAATGAGGGCAATAACAATTTATTGCAAAGCTAATTTTGGTTACGACAATCCAGATGCAAAAAGATTTTCAGAAAGCTTTGATAATCTAAGACAACACCTTTCTTTATCGTCTGATTACAACGAGGTGATCTAGTGAGACATAAAGATATAATTTATTTAATCTCTGTAGAAATAGCAGAAGATGAAATAGGAAACGACATAGAGACCGAAGTAAAAACAAGAATATTTGCTAATAGATTTTATATTAATCAATCGGAATTTTATAATGCACAAGTAGCAGGTTTAAAACCATCGCAACAATTTGAGGTTTATTCTTTTGAATATAAAAATGAGACTAAGCTAGAACATGAAAACATTGAGTATAAAATAATAAGAGTTGAAGAACGTGGAGACAAAACAAGACTCACTTG